AATCCTGATCGGCATAACCTGGCTATCTCGAATGCGAAATTTTCCAAGTCCTCGATCATGCTTAGTTGTTGTTTCTCGTTCATGTCTACTCCTGTTTGCTGATGAACCCTAACAATATTATATACTAATTCGCATGTCAACTTGTTTTTGTAAATAATTAATGGTAGAGTTGCATCTATTGTTTAATCAGATAGGGGCATAACGTGAAAGAGTTAGAACTAAAGTCATTCCTGGCACTGACCCAGCAGACTAATCATGGTCTGGCCATGAAGTTAGGTATCAGTCCACAGAAGATGCACGCATGGAAGAAGCGCAACGATTGCTTCGTCAAGTTCGATGACAACCAGGTTGTGACTGAGATCAATCTTAGGATAGAAAAGAGAGTGTATTAAAAAGGCCCACCGAAGTGGGCCGTGGGAGTGCCGTGAGGGGAACGGCGGGTCGAGTGAGCAACAATCAGCAAGAGAGCATTAACATCGACAATGGAATCATATCAGATGACAGAGCTAGAAAAAAGGTTTGATTTATCACCGGAAGGTGTTAGATTAAATGTGTCGGCGGGATTACCAGTCCCTTTAATGTCCGATTGCAAACAAGGAAAAATCGTGGTCACAACCGACACGATTCAAATCCTACCACAGACGCAATCATCATTAAACACTAGCTCGCTGACTCCAAGCACATGGATACGTCGCCGTGAAAGGCTCACCCACCATGTAAAAAAAGGGGATCCAGTAAGCCTTGGAAGGGATGAGTGGGTTAGTGATACCGAGATGCCTATATTGGGAAACCTTGGGCGAAGTGGCGATCTAATCAGGAGTGACCTAGCTGGGCGGCTTGCAAGTCGTAATCACTCCAGGCAGCGCACTGCAATGCGAGCTGCTCCAGATGCAACGACGATCTCGTCTCAATTAGCATCTTGGCAAGACACTAAGGGAATAGTCGGAAGGCTAATCTCTTAGGGTAAGTGTTGCCAGAAACTTCCTCAGATCTGAACTCATTAGCATCTGGGGCCAGCAATCAGCATTAAGATTCAGGAGTAACATTTAAAAAGGAGAGTGTGATGGAACTAAGGGAGCATCAATCTGCGGCCATAGAAATGGTCAACGATTCAATCAGCAAGGGTAAGAAAAACGTCATGCTGGCAGCGCCATGCAGCTTCGGCAAGACAATGGTAGCGGTGCACATGTTGGCAGAGGTGGCCAAGAAGGGTGGGTACGGCATGTTTATCTGTGACCGTATTAAGTTGGTACAGCAAGCGGTCGATGAGTTCGATAAGTACGGGATCGAGGTCGGTGTTATCCAAGGGTGGGATCATCCTCGGTCAAACAAGATAGCTCAGATTCAAATCGCTAGTGTTCAGACATTGGCACGACGGAAGATCTGGCCGTACTCTAATCTCATCATCATCGATGAGGCACACGTCCACTACAAAACGCACACCCGACTAATGGAAGAATACCCAGAAGTACCGTTCATCGGTCTCAGTGCTACGCCATTCTCTAAGGGATTAGGAAACTTTTACGACAACCTAATAGTTCCCATTACGGCAGCAGAGCTAATGGACAAAGGTTATCTTGCACCAGTTAAATACTACGGTGGTAAGAGACCAGACCTTAAGGGCGTGAAGACCAAGAAGCTACAGACTGGTGCAATGGACTATGATCCAAATGCACTAGCCAAAAGGATGGAAGAAGACAGCGAGCTGGTCGGGGACATTGTGCAAAACTGGCTTAAGTACGCTGAGAATTCACAAACCGTAGCCTTCTCACCATCTATCCTACAATCCAAGGCACTGGTAAATATGTTCAACAAGTCAGGCATACCCGCTGAACACATTGACGGGTACATGCCAGATGAAGAACGGCAGATCTTATTCCGTGAGCACGATGAGGGTAAGTTTAAAGTCTTGTCATGCAGCAGGCTATTAAATACTGGGTACGATGCCCCATCTGTCCGGTGCCTGATCGATGCCTTCCCTACAAAAAGTATCACGCAGTATGTCCAACGGGTAGGACGTGTGCTCCGTCTGCATGAAGATAAAGAGTTCGCTATCGTGTTAGACCATGCTGGAAACGTAGACAAGCTAGGGTTTGCCGAAGATGTTGTCCCTGAAGAACTAGATCAAGGCGAGAAGAAGTATTCAGAACGCAACCAGGTCAAGAAAGACAAGAAAGAACGCGACACAATGGACTGCCCTATGTGTTATCAGATCATGAAAATGCCGAGCTGCGAGTGCGGGTACGAGATCCCAATTAAAATGATTGTTGAATCTGACAATCAGATCTTACGGGAATTGACGCGGCACACCCCCGAAGAAATAGCGGCTTACGAAGAAGAACAACGTCAACAGGCGCTGCGAGAATGGCAACTTAGGATGGCGGAAAACAAGCGGATTCTTGAAGAAGGCAGACGGCTCAGGGCCGCAGAGTATGGCCAGACTAGAATAAATTGGCTTGCTCAATTCCAGTCCTACGGTCGAGCAAAAGGTTATAAGCCAGGATGGGCGCAATACAAACACAAAGATAAGTTCGGGGGTTGGCCTACTTATGAAGAGCAACGTGAGGCTGGTTATTATGCAATAGTGACACAAGAAGTAAAAGATTACATAACTCATACAATTATTAAGGCGGCAAAGGATGCTCAACGAAATTCTCGACAGGCTGGATAAGGTAAAGAAGGCAGGTAAAAATTATGTGGCATGTTGCCCAGTACACCAAGACAACAACCCGTCAATGTCAATTAGCGAGCAAGGCACTAGGATATTAATCTACTGCCATGCTTGCGGGGCCAAGGGCAGTGAAGTAGTCCAGGCAGTAGGTCTGAGTGAGTCGGCATTGTTTAATGATGAACCACAAAAGACGGGCGGAAAAGGTTACTTTTCTAAGGATCAACGTGAACAGGCTTTGGAAGATGCGTATTTCATATCGATATACGATAATGAATTGAGCAAGGGACACCAGCCAAGCCGTGAAGAATACCGCCGGTACAAGTTAAGTCTGCAACGGGTCAAAGTGTTAGGGGAAGTGAATGCAAGTTATCAGTAAAGAGCGATTAGCCACCGAATGTGTACGCATGACCATCCAGAATCAGGAAGGTCTGGACAACATGATGCACATGCTAGGGCAGATCGAGTTAGAGTTTCCCATTGATGTACAGATAGAGAAGCACAAGAAGAAACGCACCGCTACCCAGAACAACACCGCAAACAAATGGTATCGTGATTGTGAGAAGCAGGGCGATATGAAGGCGTGGGAATACAGGGCCTATTGTAAATTGCATTTTGGAATCCCTATTCTCAGGCGTGACAGCGAGAAGTTCAAAGCAGTGTATGATCGAGACGTGAAGCCTTACACTTACGAGCAAAAGCTATCGTTCATGGTGGAGCCTTTTAACTTTGAGGTCACAAACTTGATGAACGTGAAACAACATAGTGAGTTCCTGGACATGGTTGAACGACATCTGCGGGAACAGGGTTTTCAATTGACCGAGGTGAGCAAATGACATGGCCAAGAAATGCAAAGTCTGCGGGGAAAAGTTCACGCCAACTTTCACAAGTTTCCAGAAAACGTGTAATGCGACTCAATGCCTTGTCTCGTTCGGCAAGACAGAAAGACTTAGAATCAATCGCAAAGAAACCAGAGAGTCCAAGCGAGACAGATCCTATTGGATGAGACGGTGCCAAACCGAGTTCAATAAATACATTAGGAACCGAGACAAGAAAGATCCTTGCATATCATGCAACCGTCATCACGATGGGCAGTACCATGCCGGTCACTACAAGACAGTGGGCGGTCATCCTGCACTAAGGTTCTGCGAGGATAATTGCCACAAACAATGCTCAGTTTGCAATAACTACAAGTCTGGTAATTTATCAGAATATCGGTCAAACTTGTTGATAAAGATAGGGTTAGAGCGGGTCGAGTGGCTAGAAGGGCCGCATGATCCAGTCAAATATACCATTGAGGATCTGCAAGAGATGCTATCCAAGTATCAATCACTGAATAAGAAATGGGTACAGTCTCCACGCTAGACCGTAATGCTGAACAGGTGCGGGATGTACTCCGTAGCCTGTTGGAACAGTGTGAGGCTGGCAACATCTGCGGTGCCGTCATAGTTACAGAACACCTCGACGGGTTTAACTTGGACATGCCTGGAACCTTCTCTACCGATCCCGATTCAATAGCTTCAATCACTGGCCGGTTGCAAATGGCCGCACATTCGTTCTACCAGATGAGCTGGGAATATGACGATGAAATATAAGACCACGACCGAGCACCTAGATTTCTGCAACACTGAGTACCAGCGTCAGATAATCGAAATGATTTTGGACGGGATGACTCAGGCTGAAATTGCCAAAGAGTTAGGCAAAGATCCTAGAAGAATCCACAAAGCACTTGCATCTGTTCACAAACGCGCTGCTAGCCAAGGTGTAGCGCCAGCTTATAATGTAAACCGGCAGACAGTGCCAGGATTTACCACTAAGCGAGTCAGTACCGCCTACAATTTGGACGGTGATATCGTTTTACAGTGGCACATTCAGGAACCAGAACGGCAGAAGCTGGAAGAATTAATCGCTCAATTTGTGGAGGGATTCAAAGATGAAGTCACAGGATTACATGCCCCCATTAACCCGCCCCAAGGCATTGATGACGATTATATGGTTAGCTACATTATTGGGGATCATCATCTTGGGATGCTTGCTCACCACACTGAGACGATGGGCGAGGACTATGATGTCAAGATTTCGCAACGACTCTTAGAAGATGCAGTTGATCGGCTGGTCAGTGTAGCGCCAGCGGGTAAGGTCGGTGTGCTTGTGAACCTTGGCGACTTCATGCACGTTAATGACTCCACCAGTTCAACGCCTAATAGTAAAAATTTACTCGACAGCGATGGCCGGTACTCCAAGACCATTAGGGCTGCAAGTAATGTCATAAAGCGTACGGTTTTGCGTATGCTGGAGAAACATGCCGAGGTCTGGCTTGTAAACGTCCGTGGTAATCATGATCCTGACGCTGCGTTGTGGTTGAACGAGGTTATGAGACTGTATTTTGAGGATGATCCGCGTGTTCACGTATTCGATAACGCGTCTAAGTTTATATGGTGGCAGTGGGGTAAGAATCTAGTCGTGACCCACCACGGAGACAGGATTAAAATGTCCAATCTTCACGGGTCAATTGTGTCAAATCTCAGGAAAGAATGGGGCGAAGCGGAGCACACTTTCGTATGGACAGGCCACATACACCACAAGAATCAAGAGGAATATGGCGGCGCATTGTTCGAGTCTTGGAACATCCTAGCACCCGCAGACGCTTGGCACGCTGGCTCTGGCTATGCCAGTTCTCGGAGCATGACATGCGTGATTCTTCACAAAGACTTCGGGGAAGAAGGACGGTTAAAGGTAAACGTGGAGCGGATTAAATGAGCGCATTTGACGAGCAGATAGGCGGCAACCACTACAAGCTGATGATGATTCAGCCCACTGAATACATACTGGCCAACAATTTGGGATGGTGTGAAGCCAATGTTGTGAAGTATATCAGCCGGTGGCGGTCTAAGGGCGGAGTTGATGACTTGCGAAAGGTGGTGCATTACACTCAGATTTTGATCGAACGTGAATTGAATGAAAAGACGGCCTCAAAGGATGAACCCAAGAAACCGTCTTGGTAGGTTATAGCAGGATTGCCCCGATTACATAGCCAAGCAGGAAGGCTACGATCATCGCCCCGCCTGTGTATTTTGGAACCATTAGTTTTTCTATCATCGTCTCGCCTCCTCCTGTTGTAGTTCATCAAGTAATTTCATGACATCGATCAGCATCATCTTGTCGGCCTCGTCTAATCGGTCTTGGCTGTAAGTCTCTCGCACCTTCTGCAATGTCAGCCATGCTTGCAAAATATCGCTACGGGTTGGCTTCATGGTTATCTATTCTCCCTGATAATTTTGGTTATGGTTGGTTCGCTCAAGCCTAGGATACGGGAAATGCCTCGCATACTTTTACCCTTGGCGTGACGTTCTAGCACTGCCGCCACGAGTTCGGCATGTGTCTCAAATGGGCCGGTTGCCCTTGGTCGTCCTTGTTTCATTGTAAATCCTCTGGTTCGGGCTCTAAATTAAAAATTGATCTTGGATGCCAATTCATATTGGGTAGCAATAACTCAAAATCGTAAATTGAAGTATCAGTTCTGGATCGAATAGCGTAAAAAACAGGAAGTATTGCCTTCCATTCTTCCAAACTTTCACAGAAGAAAACGCAATATTCTAGATTTCCGTCGTCATCTTTTAAACCTAAAGCAACGCCTGGCCAATCGTTCTGAGACCATAATTCGTCGTTTTCTTTCAGGAAAAGTAGAGTGCTCCTGTCTCCTGTTTTAAGTCTCATCGTATGCCCTCGCAGTTTGGTTTCAAGTTGTCATAGTCCGGCCAATAGCCTAGACAGACGTTATACCGGTATTCTTTGGACATGGTGACTTCGTGGTCATAGTCCCAATTTGAGACCCATAGCAAGGCCGCGACAACTGCCACGGCTATGCTGATTTTGGTTAATCGGTTCATGCTTGCCCCCATTGATAGCCTAGTTGGTCTACCAGATAATCTCGCGCACGTTCTCGGTCAATGGTGTCGCCACAGAACCCGTCAAACTGTAAGACGTGCATCCAAGCGGCGTGTAAGTGCATCGTGCAAACTGTCGGGGATATTGGGTACAAACCCTGCGGCCCGTAGTAGTCCCACAAGTACCGGCAAAAATGAATCATTTCCTTGTCTTTGTTCATGCTGCCACCTCGTCTGATTTAAAGCAGGGGTGCTTGACAAACTCGCATTGCCGATGGGCTATGCCATTCGCTACCCTGATCGCGTTCTCGAATCCGTGAACTGCGACAATAAAGTCCGAGTTGTTGCCGTCACCGTCCTGCCAAAACAGGCCGTATTGATCGTTATTGGTAAGCAGTCGAACCGCCACGGTGTTGTGAATTCTGTGGTTTCTCATTGTGTCACCTCGCTTGGCACTGGGATCTTACCGGCCCAAATGCGGCCCGTTACTTCGAGCATGATTTGGTCAACGTGGGCTTGTGTAACGTGATCGTTTGGCATGGCCGCACAATCTACTAGCCAGTCGGTATCACTGAGACCGGAAACTAATTTCTTGAAGTCGTTAAATTTGTCCATGATATATCCCCTCGGATTGGTTAAGGGCCCGAAGGCCCGTTGTGTTAGGCTGCTGCGGAAACGTTTTTGCCGCGACCGAATCCAAGATTAAAGCCGTGGTTTAAGCCTTCTCGGTATACTGTCAAGATATGGTGCATCTCTTTGGCGCTAACTCTACCGTGGTAGAATATTTCCCGACAGCCGCCGCCTTCATTGCAAATCTGGTTAATCTCATAACCGCCATAAATTCCGCTATGGTTTAAGTAATAGGTTCCGACATTGGCTCTATACTTGCCGTCCGCGCATTTGGTGTATGCTTCAGTAGCAAAGCCTAAATCTTGGTTAATTTCTGCAACCTGCCGCTCTAAAACTTTTCGTGTAATTCTCATGTGTATCTCCTTGCTGATTGAGTTATAATGAATACCACTGGTTACAGACGATCGCATGTCCGTTAAAAGATGTCAAAGTTTTGTTTAGAACCATTTATTATAAGCATAGAACCAAACAGCATATATCGTAAAAAATAGGGTTAAACATGCCTGATATGCGCCATAAGCTAGACAAAAAAACTGCTGATAGGCATTTTCCTAATTGGTCTCACGGCGGTAAAGGTGATCATGCCAGGAAGAGTTCAACCGATTCCAGGGCTAGATATTCGGCCAACTGGGATAGAATCTTTGGTAAGGGTAAGAACAATGACTAGTAAGAATCTCCACACCAAAACAAGAAACAGATTAGCTCGACAGGATGCATTGCGAGAGTACATGCAAGAAAGGGGATCGGTTCAATATCTTTTTGATATCATTGAGAAGATCGAGAAATTAGACCCTAATTCTGAGACATTTCAACAGGATCTAGCGAAATACTCTAAGGTGGTGGATGTACGGCATAAAATGCTCGGTAAATATCTGCCAGAGCTGAAGGCGACAGAAATCACGGGTGAGGGTGGCGGTGAGCTGTCTATAACGGTCTCAGACTTCAAGAGTGCCTAGCATATCGATCCCACATGAATGGGAACCACGACCGCATCAACTGCCATTCTTTAAGGCTATGGATGGCGGGGCTAAAAGGGCTTGCGTGGTATGGCATCGAAGGGCTGGCAAAGACTCAGCGGCATTGAACTACACCGCAAAGAGTATGCTTCAACGTAAAGGGTCGTACTGGCATCTATTCCCTCAGGCCAATCAATCCAGAAAGGCTATCTGGAACGGCATTGACGGCGAAGGTAGGCCGATCTTAGAGCAAGTATTCCCTCCGTCTATACGCAAACGCACAAGCACCCAAGAAATGCTCATAGAGCTTGTAAATGGCTCTACATGGCAGTTGGCAGGGTCGGACAATTACGACTCCCTTGTAGGCTCTAATCCGGTCGGAGTGGTCTTTTCTGAATGGTCATTGTGTGATCCAAATGCTTGGGGATATATCAGGCCCATACTGGCAGAAAACGGTGGATGGGCGGTCTTTATCTATACGCCGCGGGGAAAGAATCACGGCCACAGTCTCTATCAGATGGCCAAGAAGTCTAACGAATGGTTTTGCCAGAATCTAACGGTGAACGACACCAAACGGGCCGATGGATCACCTGTTATCAGTAGTGACATCATCGACAACGAACGATTGGAAGGCATGGATGAGGCGCTGATCCAGCAGGAGTTTTACGGATCCTTTGAAGCTCAGATAGCAGGGGCATACTATGCTGACCAACTGACAGCTGCAAAGGAACAGGGACGGGTTGGAAGGCTACCGATAGAGCCATCATTACAGGTTCACACGGCATGGGATTTGGGCATATCCGATGCTATGTCAATCTGGCTATTCCAAGCCATGGGCAAAGAGATACGACTGATTGGGTACTATGAGAACACGTCGAAGGGCATGGAGCACTATATCCAATGGTTGAACCAATACGCGACGACCAACAACGTGATGTTAGGATCACATCTAGCACCGCATGACATAGAGGTCAGAGAGCTCACCTCAGGCCGTAGCAGGAAGGAAGTAGCCCGAGAGATGGGCATCAACTTCCGAACAGTACAGCGACCGAGAACAAAGGCTGAAGGCATACAGGCCGTTAGACGGATGTTTCCTAGATTCTGGATCGATGACGAGAAGGCCGAACACGGTTACAACTGTATAGCCTCATACCATCGGGAATACGACGATAAGCGCCAAGTGTTCCGTGACACACCTGTACATGACTGGGCATCACATGGGGCCGATGCACTACAGACCCTTGCACTAGGATGGCAGGAGTCAATGGTCTCAGGACATAGGCCACAACCGAGACAGGCCAAGGTGCAGTTTAGTGTCTTCTAATGAACATATTAACCGCAGTTTAGTGTCTGATGCTTACATTGTATTCACTAACGACTCAGGCCATTGGTGGTCAAGGTTCCTTCATCCGTTCATCAAGCACTGTTATCTGATGATCGCAGACCGAGGCCGATGGTTGATCTATGGCAAGTCAATGCACTACGTCGACTTGTTTACTATCGATCGACAACCCGATAAAATCGAGGAGGTTATCATTGTCAAAATCGATCGTAAGACCGCGAGGCAATCATTATTTATGCTCAATACATGCGTAGGACACGTTAAACAGATTCTAGGCATTAACCGACCGTTCATCTGGACACCATACCAGCTGTACAAGTATCTGGAGAAAACAAAATGAAGAAACCAAAGGCACCAAAACCATCAGCTCAAGAAGTAGCAGTAACACAGAGACAACAACGGGCGCTAGATGAGGAGATTGGAGAACAAGAACAACGCTTCAAGGCGCTAGCACGAGGCAAACTAGGCTCTGCATCTTTGTTAGGTGGCGCTCCACGTTCTAGGACTGAGGCCGCTATGGGTGGCAGGGCATCCAAGGGTGCTGCTGCTGGTGCTGGACGATCAATGCTAGGCGGTTTAGCTGGTGCTGGTAGACGTGGGGCTGCTGGTGCGGTTAAAGCTGGATTAATGACTTCGGCAATGGGCAGATAACATGAAACTTCCACCCAATCTAGGATCTATGCAGGATCTCAAGACCCGTGAGGCTAGGGCCTTTGATGCTGAGTATTTATGGCACGACCAACTGTCGGATGTGTACGAATACTTCCTACCCCAACGGAACCTGTTCGACAATCAGGATACAGGCCAGAAGAAGATGGAGCGTATCTTTGACTCCACTTCTCTAACGTCTATCCAACAAGGGGCCAGTAAGTTACAGGAGAACATTGCACCGATCTGGGCTAGGTGGGCCACATTCAACCCGTCGAATGAAGTCCTCAAGCTGCTAGAGTCAGGCGACTTCAACGTTAGCGAGCGTCAGATTAGAGAGAACCTAGAAGAACAGGCCGTTATCGTCTTTGATTATATCAACCGGTCTAACTTCGGGACTCAATTCTACGAGGCTGCACTAGATCTTTTGATCGGGACTGCTACCTTACGGATTGACGAGACCGACGACGAGGATATGCCGATTGTCTTCCATTGCGTACCGCAGAAAGGTATCGCATTTGAGGAAGGCCCGTATGGAAACATCGAGACCCACTGGAGACGGTTCAAGGTCAAGGCCAGATTGCTAGAGCGGATGTGGAAAGGGTTCGAACCATCGCCCACTATCCAAGAAATGATCGATAACCAGCCCAATGCAGAGGTTGAACTGTCAGAAGGTGTCATTTTTGACCCCAAGACCAAGCGATACTACGGTTGTGTATGGGTTAAACAGGAAGAACGTCTATCTTGGACAGAAGATTTTGGTGTCTCATCGCCTTGGGTAACGGGCCGGTACACTAAAGTCTCTGGTGAGGTTCGTGGTCGTGGGCCAGCCATGCAAACGCTGCCAGATGTACGGTCATTGAACAAGGCCAAAGAGTTTGTATTGCAGAAAGCCGCTATTGATCTAGCGGGAATGTACACTGCAACGGACGACGGGGTTACTAATCCCTACAATATGGTTATAGCGCCAGGTATTGTTATTCCAGTAGGTTCTAACAACACCAACAACCCGTCTATACAACGTTTAGACACGTCAAGTAGCCTAGCACTAGCACAATTCGAGATTGTAGAACTGCAAAATGCTATCAAACTTGCCATGTTCAACGATCTGAGAGACCCAGCAGGGCCGGTTAGGACTGCAACAGAGATAGCCATCGAGTCCAGAGAACTAGCCAAGCGTATTGGTTCAGCATTTGGACGATTGCAGACTGAAATATTAATCCCAATCCTTAAGCGAGTCGTGTCTATCCTAATTCGTCGCGGGTTAATCACGCCTATTGAGTTGGATGGCCGTGATGTAGAAATCAAATTCACGTCACCACTAGCACGAGCACAGGATTCAGAAGACATTCTAGCGGTACAACAAGCCGTAGAGTTTGTTTTATCGACTGCTGGGCCTGACCAAGTGCAAATGGCCTTCAAGATTGAGGACTTTGGAACCTGGGTAGCAGAGAAAACAGGTATGAGTTCTGAATTAGTCCGTGATGACGCAGAGAAACAACGCATTATCCAAGCTGGAGCGGAAGCTAAACAGATGGAGATGCAAGGTTCTACTCAACAACCACCACAACTACAGGCCGTTCAATGAGTTGGGAAGACTTAGAGATAGATACGGGGAAAGCACAGAAAGCACAGAGCGCAATCAGGGAAAAACAAGCCGAACTAGCCAAGGCTTATAACCGTTGCTTTGCAACTG